CCAGAAGCCTTTAGTGAAGAAGTTATTACTAACTTCGACACTAGAAACGCCGTCGACGTTGCGGATGCCATCACCGAAGGAGAGGATGTAAGGAGGAGTCACATCGTGACCCCCCCAAGCATCTATACCACAAGACTCTCTAAACCTCCCGGTATAGAAAGTCTTAGAAGTATTCACCTTCAACCCTAAATACTCAAGGGCTGTGATGACAGTTGGGCAGTCGTCTCTGGGAACGATTATATCGTCCCCAAAGACAGAACATCTAGCTGATGCATCTTCTATTGTTTTGGTGGTAACCTTGCTATTCGACAGGAAAAGTCGAACAGCAATGGCCACACAACAATAGATGATCGACTGCACTGGAAAGGTGCAAGCCGATCCCATTGGAGCAAACTTCTTTAGTACAACCCCAAAAGGAGCGTACCCAGAAGTTCCTCTCCAAGCAACGCTTCGTGTTCTGCTAGCGTGTAGACGTTCCAAGAGCGTAGTGTTTGCTCTGAAGAAACGTTCCACCGCCCAGCAGGACAGTCGGTCGCTGGCTGAAGAAAGATCAATTGTGGCATAGGAGCCATCGATTGATCCACGCAAGGCGAACTCTCTATTCCTTTGCTGATCGTTGAAACGAACGGCAGAAGATATAGGAGAGTCGTCGAGTCTTCCAACCAGTTGGGATAAAACCAACTGCTGCAACCACTGATGTGCTGAGGGCTCTGCGGCGATAAGCCGAGGGCCTTTTGCACTCTTTGGTACAGCAACGATCCTGGAAGGTATCTCGTGAGAGATATAGTCCATGGACGTTGATTCGCTATCGAAGACGGAGGCACCAAGAGTAGGTGATCCGTACCGATCGCGTGGGAAGATGGCATCTGTTTTTGGAGTCCAATAGGGGAATTCATACTTGCTTTCTCCATTTGTGACGTCCGAAACAACGCCAGGACCATGCTTAGGGAGCTCTGATGATCTTTCAGTATGAAAGTCACCAAAGCTAGAGGACACAATATCAGCAACACGCTGCATTATGTCAACTAACTCCCCAGAACATCCTGTACGTTTACTAACGGACAGATCTAGGAAGTTAAGTTCAAGCTGATCAGAGGATTGTTCTAAGTTCTCCGCGAGATGCAGAGACCTGAGAACATCTTCGGGGCGGATTCCAACCCGTCCTTGCAGAGATCGATCCGATATTCGGTGAGTTTGCACCCACCTAGCGTCGAAAAGATCATCACCAAGCCAGTTAAGGCTAGGATTCTGAACAGTTTGCTCGCACTTGATGAACTCTGCGAGTTCGTCATGAAGGCTCCTTTCCTTGTAAGGTAAGCGAAGTTTCTTCGCCCCAGCAAGTATAGTACGTATGCCAAGTATGGCATCCGGACACGGAGCAGCCCTAAGCTTTCCGCCATGATCAAAGATTCTTAGGTACAGACCCCGTAGAAATGCTGGGACCTGTACCCGCTTCGAGCACAACCCCGAGAGGGGCAGTGAACTAGGCGTGTAAAATCCTTGATCCAAGCACATATCGAAGTGCTTGGCGGCGGCTGGGAAGTCAAGAGTCAGCAATCGCAGACCCTTGATGCCCAGTTCGTGAAGGAGACGCGAGTGATCGCGCTCCCAATCACTGGGTCGCCCATACATCCACTGCAAGTCTTTGAAGACCGCAGTAATGTATCCGCGAATCAGAGACAGTGATAGGCTTTTAGGCTTGGTTTTCACAATCAAGCTCCTATTGCCTACTCAACGTCTCACTCCCTCAGTCAAGTTCTTGTGTGACTTGATCTAAGGTCTGACAGAATTGTTAATTCTGCCAGGCACCGAGATCAGCCGCCACTGTGTTAACCCAGACCGCAAGGGCCTTGGTCACATTGACGGTGTCAACCGGATCCACATTGCGTGGGTTCCTCATGACAGTATACGACTGACGAATGACGGGATTCCCGTCAACGTCAAACGTAGTCATGGTGAATTCCACATTGTGGCGTTCCATCTGCTTGGGACCAACCTTTCCCTCATAGGAATGGCGAATCACAAGTTTGTACTCAGCCGAAGATTCCTTCAGCTGATAGACAGAACCAAAGTTGTCCTGGTTGATGCGAGGCAAAACTTTTGCGATCGCATTGACG